CCAGTTCCTAATTATCAATAAATTTTTTAGTTGACATTTATATTTATAGTCTTATATTCATGGGATAACTAACAAAGGAAGGAAATATGTTGTTACAAGTAAATACAAATTGGAAAACAATCAAGTCAATGAAGTACGGGGTTTTAACCGGGATCCTATACCTAGCTCCCCATAAAACTAGCGGCAAAAATGTTTGTCCCTGGGCTTCGCCTGGGTGTATCGATGGCTGCCTCTATAAAGCCGGGCGTGGTCAGATGATTTCGGTACAGTCGGCCCGAATTAGAAAAACGCTGGCCTTTTTTAAAGATCGTACTAAATTTTTGGCTGAGCTGCATAGTGATATAACTATATTATTACGCCGGGCTAAAAAGAAAAATATGAAACTGGCGATTCGTTTGAATGGTACTTCTGATTTGCCTTGGGAGAAATATTTATATCAAGGCAAAAATTTAATGGACCATTTCCCGACAGTGACATTTTACGATTACACCAAAGGAGATAATCGGATCCATGACAATCAGCCTAGCAATTATCATCTGACTTTTTCACGATCCGAAACAAATGAAAAGGAAGCTTTTAAACTAATTAAAAAGTCACCAGTCGCGGTTGTCTTTAAAGATAAATTACCGAAGCTTTATAAGAAATACAAAGTTATTAATGGTGATTTACATGACATGCGATTTAAAAATAAATCAAATGTGGTTGTTGGCTTACTTGCTAAAGGTCGAGCAAAACAAGATAAATACGGTTTCACGGTTTCCGCTTAACTGTATCCTTCCGAGCGGGAAGAAGGGGCGAGTAATCGCCCCTTTTTTTATTTTTAATTAATCTCTAAAAACTGGAATAATTGGCAAGTCTTTTAGATTTGTAGCAATCGCTCCCGCGTCATTGCCTTCATCATCAGCTTGAGGCGTTAGGACAACGCCATTTGATAAATAGATTTCGCAAGGTTGAGTATCCCATCCAAAATATTCTTCTGTCTTTTCGGGACTTAACCATTTGACATCTTTTATAGTTTGCCCGACAAGGTGCTTTCGCACCTTGTCTAGCCATAATTTATTATTACTCATTATCGATCCCTCCTTATTTCGATTTTATCATCATTAACATTTTTAGCAAATGTTAACATATGCCAAACGGCGAGATCATAGGGCTTTCGATTAGTTTTACAAAAATCAAAAGCGAGATCCATGCCATTGTAATATTGTTTACGCTTTCGAAAGTCTTTAAAGAGTAAAAAAGTTTCATGCTCATTGTCGCCAATGCCATTAAACTGTATGTACTCATTTAACTTATGAACTGGAGTTTCATTTTTTATGATTTCTCCGTCAAAGTTTTCAACGATGTAGTCGTATTCATCTTTGATTTTTGACCACTCGTTATCATCAAAGGGCTTTTTATAAGTCCAATAGTTAGTGTATCCCATAATGTATCCTCCTATTTTTTTTTATGGTTATGTATTGACTTTATATGATCATGGGATATAGTCAACTAAAAAATGGAGGATACAAAATGAAACTAGAAACAGTTAAAATGTGCGTTGATAATGGGTTAAAAGTTTTTAACTCAAGTAAAGCATATGAAGTAAAAAAAGATAATCTAGGTCAATACTTAGTTATCTGTAAACATAATAATTATACTGTAGGGCTTGAAGGTATGCCTCAAGAAAATTATTTTGTTTGTAATTTTGAAGAAATCAAAAAAGGAGATTGTCATCATGGGTAGATACTATAGTGGAGACATTGAAGGCAAATTTTGGGTTGCTGTTCAATCAAGTGCTGACGCTGACTTTTTTGGTGTCGAGGGTCATTCAAATTATTTAAGTTATTATTTTGATAAGGATAATCTAGAGGACATCAAAAAAGGTGTAGCCAAATGTAAAAAATCTTTAGGTAAACATAAAAAAATACTTGATGACTTTTTTGCGAAAAATGATGGTTGGAATGACGACATGATAACCACCTATTATAAAGATAATCATAATATGGTGGTTAAAGGTTACACTAAAATCAAAACTCTTTTAGAGTGGTATGCTCGACTTCATTTAGGAGAACAAATCCAAAAGTGTGTTGAAGATACAGGTGAATGTTCCTTTGAGGCGGAACTCTAAAAAATTAAAGGGAGGGTTCAACCCTCCCTTTTTTTATCTTTTATTTAAATAATTTATTCTATCGTCGATCCTACCGAACGCGGAAATTTTGATTTCCTCTAATGTACTGGTAGAATTTTTTGGGTAAAAAGTTATAAAATCGTCATCCTTTTCACACGTGATTTTTTTAGTGTCAAAATCCATTCCAATTGAATAACCTTTATATTTATATTTCATGATTTGTTATGAGGGGATTGCTCCCCTCACTCCTCTATTAGTAATTTAAGTTGATTGTAATGGAAGTTATTCTTCCGTCTTTATTGTAATTACCTTTGACATTATAAAACCCGTCGCCGTGTAATGTTGGAATAACTAACCCGACTTCAGCACCATATTTATTTATAAGTTGTTTCGGGTCGTTGCCATTACATATCATGTCATCATAAGTAATGCCTTTGTTATGACCACTCATTTCAACATAACAAGGGTCAGTGATTAGGAGTTGACCACTGTCAACCCCTGTCCCTCCTAGTAATTGTTTTTTCATTTTTGTATCCTCCATTTTTATTTAATTGACATCCTAGCATCATAAGATATTATGTCAACATATTAATCAATAGGAGGATACAATGAGTAATGATAAAAAAGTGATAATGTTTAATGACCTTAAAAAAGGAGACATTATAAAATCAAATCAATTAGGAATACTTTGCGAGGGTGTTTTAATGGAGTCTGTTAATCAAGGTCGAGGATTAAAGACTACAATTTTAATTGATGCTAAAGGCTCTCAAATCGGGTTCTTTGATGAGATGGGCTCAATATATGCTTATCAGATTAAAGAGGTTAAGAGGGGCAATGAGTGGTTAGACGTTGCCCATAAACCTAATGCTAAATTGTTAAGAACTCAAATAATGAATAATGTATTATTTGGAGATTAATTAATAAAACTTAAACCCTCTAATAATTAATTTTGTTAGAGGGTTTTTTAATAACTGGACATACAACTCCAGGTTGTGCCCGGCTTGGTCCCGAGTTAATCTGATCCGGGTACAACTCTAGGTTGTGCAAACCAGTTTAGAATTATTCTAAAAGATAATTAAAATAAGTGTTGTATGTTCATGGGATATCATTATAATAAAACTATGTTTTATATTAACATTAACTTAACAATGGAGGAAACAATGCAAAATATAAAAACATCAAAAAAACAATTATTCAAAAATCAATTACAATTAATCAAACAGATTTTTGAAATTAGAAAACAAAAAAAAGAATTAACACAGTTAGAAAAAATGCTAATTGATAATGTTAAGACTTTTAAAAAAGAGTGTCCAATTACTCGAACGGATACAGACGGGTCGAAGTATGTGTTAGATATTTCTGAACAGACTCGTAACGTATTTAATCAATCATTATTTAAAGAACAGAATAATGATTTGTTTTATAAATATGTTAGCCCTCAATTAGTCGAGATTGTTAAAGTCGATAAAAGAAATCAATAATAACTTTTTAAACTCAAGCCCGTTAGGGCTTGAGTCCCCAAAAATCCACTGCAAAAAATTTGACCCCCCACCCCCCTTTTTTTATAGTTAGGTACTTTATATACTTAGTTTAGGTTGAGTTTTACTCAAACATACACTATAAAAACTTATGGATTACGATACCATACCAAAAGAAAAATTAATTAAGTTAAAAAAATTATTAGAAGCCAAAAAAATTTTTGATGCTAAGGAAAATTTCCTGCAGTTTGTCAAAGGGGTGTGGCCAGATTTTATTTGCAGAGAAGCTAAGGAACCTTCTGACTGGGGGCACCACCAAATTATTGCTGACAAATTGACTAAGGTCGCTCAAGGCAAGATTAAAAGATTGATCGTCAACATGCCTCCCCGACATACGAAATCCGAATTTGCATCTGTTTATTTTCCTGCTTGGATTATGGGACTCCGTCCCGATGCAAAATTAATGCAAGTTTCTCACAACGCCGAACTCTCTCAACGATTCGGTCGTAAGGTTCGTAACATTGTTGATGATGAAGCTTACCAAAGAATTTTTAGAGATGTAAAATTAGCTGCTGATTCTAAGGCGTCTGGTAGATGGGAAACGAATCACGGTGGTGAATACTTCGCAGCTGGGGTTGGCGGAGCAATTACAGGACGGGGTGCTGATATTTTAATTATTGACGATCCGCACACCGAACAAAATGTTATGTCTGAGACAGCCATGGAAAAGACATACGACTGGTATGTATCAGGACCAAGACAACGTTTACAACCAGGGGGTGCGATTGTAGTAGTTATGACTCGTTGGGCAACCGACGACCTCACTGGGCGTTTGATCAAAGCCCAAACAAATCCGAAAGCCGATACTTGGGAAGTGATCTCGTTCCCCGCAATCCTAGAATCAGGAAATCCTGTTTGGCCTGAATATTGGAAGTTAGAAGAATTAGAAAAAGTTAAAGCATCTATTCCTGTAACAAGATGGAATGCACAGTATATGCAGAACCCAACTTCAGAAGAAGGAGCGATTATAAAACGAGAATGGTGGCGACCATGGAAAGGAACTCTACCAAATTTACAATATGTGATTCAAAGTTATGATACTGCATTTTCGAAAAAAGAAACTGCGGACTACTCAGCCATTACTACGTGGGGCGTATTCTATCCTTCGGAGGGCGGGGCACCAGCACTTATCCTACTTGATGCGATGAAGGGTCGATATGATTTTCCTGATTTGAAAGAAGTTGCTTTAGACCAGTATAAATATTGGCAACCTGAAACAGTAGTAATTGAAGCAAAAGCAACCGGACAACCATTAATTCAAGAATTAAGAAAGATGGGGATCCCAGTCACCGATTTTATTCCAACAAGAGGTAAAGATAAACATGCTAGAATAAATGCAGTATCCCCTGTATTTTCTTCAGGAATGGTGTATTATCCAGAAGGAGAAAACTTTGCAGACGAAGTAATTGAAGAGTGTGCAGCGTTTCCTTTTGGGGAACATGATGACTATGTCGACAGCATGACCCAAGCTGTGTTAAGATATAGGCAAGGTAATTTTGTGAGCGCGGATTTCGATGAAATCATCGAAGCCCAAGAGCGTTTGCAAATGGAACAAAAGTATTATATGTAATTATGAAAACAGTCGCAGAATTAGCAACCACAGTTACTTCTCCAGATCCTGCAGCACTAAAAGAATTTAGAATGAAGCAAGCAGGTTCAGGGGGTATTGGTGCGGAAGGAGCTAAAAAAGAATTAGGAGTTAATTTAAAAACAGGTGGGATTGTTTGTAAAGGTCAAGGCAAAGCTCGTAGAAAAACAACAAGGATGTATTAATGGAAGAAGAAATCGAAATTACCGAATCAGATAACGCAGTCGACCCGTTAAACCCAGCCGAAGTAGATGCGGTAGTGGATGAAGAAAATAATTTACTTGCTGGAGAAGAAGAAGTAGTCAAAGAAGAAACTTTCTATCAAAACTTAGCTGAGAATATTGAAGAACAAGATTTAAAAGCCCTCGCTATTAAATTATTAGAAGATTATAAAAACGACAACATGTCTAGAAAAGACTGGGTCGATAATTATGTTAAAGGTTTAGACTTGTTAGGATTTAAATATGAAGCTCAAACAAGACCCTTTGTTGGAGCATCAGGAGTTACGCATCCACTGTTAGCGGAATCCGCAACCCAGTTCCAAGCACAAGCATACAAAGAACTTTTGCCTGCAGATGGTCCTGTACGAACTGAAATTGTTGGAGCACCGACTGAGGAGAAAGAACAACAATCGATTAGAGTTAGAGATTTTATGAATTATCAAATCTCGGATGTGATGGAAGAGTATACGCCAGACTATGATCAGATGTTATTTTATTTACCCCTTGCAGGTTCTGCATTTAAAAAAGTTTATTATGATTCTTTATTAGGTCGAGCAATTTCTAAATTTATTCCTGCTGAAGATTTAGTGGTTCCTTACAATGCAACGGATTTAATCGAAGCAGAAAGAATTACACAAATTTTAAAAACAAATGAAAACGATTTAAGAAAATTACAAGTCTCTGGTTTTTATCGAGACATCGAACTCCCTAAACCGTATGTCAAAGAAAGTGATACGGAAAAAAAATACAATGATCTTGAAGGAGTGAAGAATACTCAAATTAATACCAATGTTTATAATTTAATTGAAATGCATGTAAACTTGGATTTACCAGGTTATGAAGATGAAAATGGTATTAAGATCCCTTATGTTGTAACCATCGATGAAGACTCGATGCAAATTTTAGCAATCTATCGAAACTACAAAGAGGACGATGAATTCAAAAACAAAAAACAATATTTTGTTCATTATAAATTTTTACCAGGATTAGGTTTCTATGGATTTGGTCTAATCCATATGATTGGTGGTCTGTCTCGTGCAGCGACCTCCGCACTCCGACAATTGTTGGACGCAGCCACCTTAAAAAATTTACCTGCTGGATTTAAATCTAGAGGATTAAGAATTAGAGATGATGCAGAACCGTTACAACCAGGTGAGTTTAGAGATGTTGATGCTCCTGGAGGAAACATTAAAGACCAGTTTCAAATTTTACCGTTCTCCGAACCAAGTCCTACGTTATATCAATTGTTAGGTTATTGTGTGGATGCAGGTAAACGGTTTGCGATGATCGCTGACATGCAAGTTGGAGATGCAAATCAAACTGCAGCGGTTGGTACAACGATTGCATTATTAGAACGTGGTTCAAGAGTGATGTCTGCGATTCATAAAAGATGTTACTATGCACAAAAGCAAGAATTTAAATTATTAGCAAATGTCTTTGCAAGTTACTTGCCTCCTGAATATCCTTATGATGTTTATGGTGCATCAAGAACTATTAAGGTTCAAGATTTTGATGACAAGATCGATATTATTCCTGTTGCGGATCCTAACATCTTTTCAATGGCACAGAGAATTCAACTGGCACAAACAGAGTTACAATTAGCACAATCGAATCCACAAATTCATAATTTACATGAAGCTTATCGAAGAATGTATGAATCTTTAGGAGTAAAAAATATTCCAGCACTATTGCAACCTGCTCCTGAGCCTCCGAAACCCTTAGACCCTGCTCAAGAAAATTCTAACGCGTTACGGATGACGTTACCGAAAGCTTTTCCTGAACAAAATCATGATGCACATTTAAGAGCACACATGGCTTTCATGCAATCTCGTATGGTACAGATCAATCCGCAAGTTTATGCTTTGCTACAAGGGCATTTAATGGAACATGTTGGTCTAAAAGTCAAAAATCGTGTCTTTGCAGAGATGACTGCAAACGAAGAAATGAAAAAATTACAAATGGAGAAGCCAGAAGAGTTCTCAATGTTGTTTGAATCCAAAGTTTCAGAACAAATTGCAATGGAAACTGAACAATTAGCTCAAATGGAACGTCAATTTTACGCTCAATCGAACAAAGATCCGCTTGTTCAACTAAAACAACAAGAAATTGACCTTCGAGCAATGGATTTACAACGTAAAATGCAAGAGCAACAAGAAAAAATGGAGTTTGATGTCACAAAATTTGGTGCAAAACAGACTTTAGACGAAGATAAACAGACTTTGAACGAAGAAATTCAAAGAAAACGTTTAGAATTACAAGAACAACAACTAAGACAACGAGGTAACTAATGCCATTAAATCCAAAAGGTAAAAAAATCATGAAAGCAATGAAAAAAAAGTACGGAAAAAAGGCTGAACAGGTCTTTTATGCTTCCAAAAATAAAGGTACGATAAAAAATGTTGAAAAAAAGAAAAAAACTTAAAAGTTTAAAAGTCACTAAACTACGTGGTGGTGGTATGGATATGGGGAGTGCAGCTAGTCAAGCAAAAAGTGCTTCTATGGCAGGCTCTAGCTCAACGACTTCAAGCAGAGGTAGAGATCCTTCAGCACAATTTAAAGATTCAACACCTATATCATCACAAGCAAGACAAGATTTAGCTACTCAAAGAAAAACAGCTAGAGAAACTATTAGTCCTTCGACTAAAACAAGTTCTCAAGTTGGAGCAGCAATCGCAGGTGCACTAGCAAGTACTGTAATTCCTGGAAGCGGAACATTTGTAAGACGTACTATATTAAATAAAATGGATGAAGAGCCTTATTGGAGCAGAGATAAAAAACAAAAAACAACTATGCCTCCAATAGGTGGCGATAGAGATGGTGGTGGAAATAATCAACCTTTGATTTTACCAACTACTGCTAATGTTGCGCAATCCGAAATACCTATTCCAAGAAGAAAAGTAGAACCCTATCCAATAAAAATTAATTTTAATAAAGGTGGTTTATCTGGTGGTGTTCGATCAGGTCCTCCACCAAAAAGAGGCCCAAATCCACAAGGATTAAAAAATGGTGGGATGACTTGTCCACACAGACCAGACGGAATAAGAGGTTATGGAGCCGCTATTAAAGGATTTAAATTTACAGGAGTCAAATAATGTTTCCTTGGAATTTAATAGGTACGGCGTTTAAAACAGGAGCTGAAATTTACAAAAATAAGAAAGCAGCTGACGTTGCAATGTCAGAAGCAAAGTTACTCCATGTAGAAAAGATGAAACGAGGAGAAATTGAGTACACTGGCAAGATTCAAGAAGCACAAAAAGGCGACTGGAAGGACGAATTTGTACTTTTAGTTCTCACATCTCCACTGGCTATTTTATTTTATTCCGTATTTGCTGAAGATGAAGAGATCCAAGCTAAATTAGATTTATATTTTATGAAACTTCAGGAAATGCCATGGTGGATAGTATCCCTTTGGGTTAGTGTCGTTGCAGCAATATATGGAATTAAAGCTACAGATTTAATTAAAACAAACGGCAAAAAATAAAATATTTGTGGATTTAGATACAATAAAATACCTTGAAAAGAAGATTAAAGAGAAAAAGGAAGTTTTAGAATCTAAAGTTATTTTTGGTGTTGACACATGGGAGCAATATCAATATATAATAGGACAAATCAGATCACTAAATGATCTGCTTCAGGACCTTCGGGACCTGCTAAAAAAACAGGAGCTATAATATGACTAACTCGGCAACGAGCGAGATCCCTGCTAAAAAAGAGGGATTGTTAAACGCGTACAAAGAAAAAGATGAAGTTGAAAAACTTTATTTAGATAAAAACTCAATCGATAAATCGACATTAGAAAAACTTCCTCAACCAACTGGTTGGCGAATGTTGGTATTACCTTATTCTGGTCCCCAAAAAACAAAGGGCGGAATTATTTATTCTGATGTAACACAAGAACGAATTCAAATGACAACCGTTGTAGGTTTAGTTTTGAAACAAGGAGATCTTTGTTACAAGGATAAAGAAAAATTTCCAAGTGGTCCATGGTGTAAACCAAATGATTGGATCATTTTTGGAAGATATGCTGGTAGCCGTTTTAAAATTGAAGGCGGTGAAGTGCGTATTTTAAATGATGATGAAATAATCGCAAGAGTAGATAATCCAGAAGATATTCTACATACATACTAACATGAATAAGGAGCTATACAATGTCAGAAACGGAAATATTAAAACCATCTCAAAAAGAAGTTGATTTAGATACAGATGGTTTTGAAGATAAAGAAATTTCTTTTGAGGAAACACCAAAAGAAGAACCAAAAATAAAATTACCTTCGGAAGAAGTCATTCCAGATGGAACTGAAGTTAATGCTAATCAAGATGATAAGATAGAAGTTGTTGAGGCAGAAGAACAGCCAGAAGAGAAAAAAGATAATCTTCAAAAAACAGCTAATACATATCAAGAACGAATTAATGAACTCACTAGAAAACGAAGAGAAGCAGAAAGAAGAGAAAAAGCTGCACTTCAATATGCTAAAGGGTTACAAAAACAATTCGAAGATGTTCAAAAAAGATTTCCAAAAGTAGAAGAAAACTATTTAAGGGAATTTGAGGCTAGAGTGACTGCAGATGAAGCATCCGCTCAGTCTTATTTGCAAAAAGCTATTGAATCTCAAGATGCAATTGAAATCGCTAAAGCTAATCAAAAATTGATTGCAATCAATATTGAAAAAGAGCGAATGAATAATGCTAAAATACTAAGAGAACAACAAATAGAACAGCAAAAAGCATCACAACAAGTTTCTCAACCAATAAGTCAAGCACAGTCTCAAAACTTTGTTGATCCACCAGTACTACCTTCACCTAGAGCGGAAGCTTGGGCTGAACAAAATACTTGGTTTGGTGATGACGAAGTGATGACGGACGCAGCTTTAGCCTTAGATAAAAAAATTAAGGCTGAGGGTATTGCGGGAGACAGCGATGAGTACTATAATCAACTTAATAAACGATTAAGAGATTATTTTCCGAGTCGTTTTGCGGTTGAAGAAAAACAACCAACTACGGAGCAAAGGAGACCCGTCCAAACCGTTGCTTCCGCACAGCGTAATCAATCGGGACGCCGAACTGTGAAACTCACCAAGTCACAGTTAGCTATTTCTAAAAAATTAGGGGTGCCACCAGAAGAATACGCGAAATACGTAAAATAGGAGCTAAATATGACAAAAGAAATAAAAACGTTATCGCGCGAGTCAGAGGTTCGAGCAAAAGATGTTCGAAAAAAACCTTGGACTCCACCATCAAGTCTAGATGCGCCTCCGCCGCCAGCTGGATTCGTCCATCGTTGGCTAAGAGCTACCACAATGGGTTTTGAGGACACGGCAAACATGTCTAAAAAACTCAGAGAAGGATGGGAACTTGTTAGAGCAGATGAGTTATCACAACAAATCGGTCCTAATGATTATCCATCTTACTCAGAAGGTAAGTACGCAGGTATAATCGGGGTTGGTGGCCTATTGTTGGCTAGGATACCGGAAGAGATTGTTGAGTCACGGAAAGAATACTTTAGAGGTAAAACTAAAGGACAAATGGATGCCGTGGATCATGACCTCATGAAGGAGCAACGACCAGAGATGCCTATCAATATTGATAGACAATCTCGTGTAACCTTCGGTGGTGGATCTAAAAAATAATTTTTTAGAAATGGCCATCGGGTTATTAAACTAACAACTAACAAACTAAGGAGTAACTATTATGGCTAATCAAAGTGGTAACTTTGGCTTGAGACCGTCAAGAATGTTAGGTGGTACACCGTTTAATAACTCACAAAACAGATACAGAATATTGAAGAACTATGGTACTGCAATATTCCAAGGCGACTTAGTTAAAGCAGCAACTGATGGAACTATCCAAAGAGCTGGTGCAACTGATTTCCCTGTTGTTGGAGTTTTCAATGGTGTCTTCTATACAGACCCGACTACTCAAAAGCCTACTTGGAAAAACTATTATCCAGGTACCATTAGCGCGAATGATATCGTTGCTAATGTAATTGACGATCCGAATGTAGTTTATGAAATTAAAGCTGATGAGTCTTTTCCGACTGATCACTTATTCGCAAACTATTCGATTGTTGCAACAGCTGGAAGCACTCAATCAGGACAATCTAAAGAAGTATTAGATGTATCAACTGGAGACTCTTCGTCTACTTTTGTATTACAGGCTAT